ACGCCGGGTTGCGAACGTCTGCGCCAAGATCGTACCGCCCGCCGCCGCCCGAACCACCACAACCCGTGGGCAGCACTACGGCTGGCGGCAACGGTTCCTTCCTTTTCGTCTTCAAGCCGTCACCCGCTTACGACGCATGGTGCGAAGTACGGCGACGAGAGTTGCGAAATCCTCGTTGGGGACCGGTGACGTACCGCGAGGGAAAAGCAGGTTGGTATTTCCCGACGCTGTTTCCACCGAACTACCGACCGCCAGACGGATCGCTGGCGACCGATGACGAACTCGATCATTTCGCACAAGCAGGGTGAGGGACGATGTTGGCAAAGAATCCGATCTCGGAAGCTTGGGATTTGTTCGCCATCGCCCAAGCGGCTGAAGCGACCATCGTTTCGATCGACGCATCGAGTCGACCCATCACCTATGAACTGTCGGAAGGCGAGGCAGATTGGTATTTGGTGAATACCTATCCGGGTGACGATGCGAGGGCCTTCAGGTGGCTATCTCGCCGCGGCTTCGGCGTGTTCCAGCCGATGATGCAGCGCAAGTCACGAGCAATGGGAAAACTCGTGCAGGGTCGAGAGCCTATGTTCCCTGGATGGCTGTTCGTCTTCAGCCGGGATATCCGCAAGAACGCTGCGCGCATCAAGGCCTGTCCCGGCGTTGCCGGAATCCTTGATGACCAGGTGACCAACCGGCCAATGCCGGTCAATCAGGCCGAACTCACGCTCGACAAAAAAGGCTGCACTTACCCCCGCATCGGCTTTATCGATAAGCTTCGTGCGTGGTCGGAAGAATACAATCCGAACGTGCCACATGCCCGTGCCGGCCATTGGGACGTTCGCTCGACCAGAAATCAAAAGCGTTCCGCACGCCGCCTAAGCCCCAAGGAACGCAAGAACCTCGAACGGATGACTTTGGAAGCCCAGAAGCAAGAAATCTGGGATAACGACCAGTGGAAACAGATCATGACGCTTGACCCCGGCGCTAGAATCGGGATGCTGATGGCCGTACTGAGAAGCGCCTCCGATGTCGGTTGCTCGGCAAGAGCCGAAGCGTAATTCCGCCGGACAGTCGCAGCTAAGAGGGCAAAGTCACCAGCCCCGGCAAAAGCGAAGCTATGATTTATGGGAGATTCTTGAACCGGTGACGGCATGGGCAATAACGACGGGATGCATCGCCCCGTTTTCTCCCGCTCTCACGCAGCCCGGCCACAGCGCCGGGCTTTGTCGTTCATAGGGTATCGGGACGTTTACCCGACGAACAAGGAGTTCTTCATGAAGGGCTTTCGTATGTACGGCTTGGTGTGGGGATTGGCCCTCGCCATTGTCGCATCAATGGCCTTCACGTCACCCGGCATCGCGCGCAGCGACGGCTGGCACATGGTGACCGTGAGGGTTCTCGACAACGACAACGCTTTCAATCATGCCATCCAAGCGATCAGCGCGTTCAGCGTCATCGACGCAACGCAGCCGGCCTATACGGCCAGCGGCTTCGTTTTGCAGAAGACCGTGGATCGCGCTCGTGCGCCCTTGGTCGGCGCCAAGGCGGTGCTCGCCACGACGCAGGCCGGCTGGAGGTACGGCCGCCTGCGCTACCTCTCGGCTGGCTGATTACGCGCCCTGTTTGGATGCTCATATGGCCCCGGTGCAGCAATGCATCGGGGCTTTTGATTTAACATAGGGTGTAGGGCTTTGCCCTTTGTTTGACGCCTCCCTGTTGGCGCTACGCGCCTACCTTGGGCCGCTCCCTCAACAGGCGAGCGGCCCTTTTTGTAGATGGCTGGTCGACCGCCCCCGTACAAAGCTTGGTACAAGACGGCACGGTGGCAAAGGCTAAGGCTAAGGGTGTTCCTTCGTGACCTCTACACCTGCCAGCGCACAGGCGTTCTATGTGGCGGCAAGCATCCGGCCCCGAACAGTCCAGTAGCGGACCACATCAAGCCCCATCGCGGTGATCCTGTTCTCTTCTGGGATGAGAACAACGTTCACACGATCTCGAAGTCATATCACGACGAGCATAAGCAGGCCGAAGAGCAAGAAAGCCTGCACACACGAGGCATTTGGTACTGACCGGGGGGGGTGGTCAAAAGTCTCGAAATTGCCGAACGCCCAGACCGGCGGTCCCCTCAGCAAAAGATTTTTTTCTGGTGGCCACCATTTTTGACCTCTTTGGCGACCCTGTTCCCGAGAATCACGGGAGACGCGGACGCCCTCAACACATCCCGACTGCGGAAAACCGCAACAAAGTCAGCATGATGCTGGCTTGGGGCTGGAGCAATGAACGCATCGCTGGCGTGCTGCGCTGCACATTGCCGACGCTGCGGAAGCATTATTTTTCTGAGCTCAAATTCCGTGAGGTCGCTCGCGACCGCCTGACCATGGAACAGGCCGCGATGCTCTGGGCTCAGGGCAAGGACGGCAACGTCGCCGCGATGCGCGAGTTCGATCGGCTCATGGAGCGCAACGACCGCATGGGTGCCGAGGCCGCGATGGCGGCCGTGCCGGCTGACCAACCGGCCGCGGGGAAGATCGGCAAGAAGGTCGTCGACCAGCAACGCGCGATGGATGCCGATGCTGACCTGACGGCCGAGCTCGAGTTGGAAGCCGCGGCCGGCCAAGAATCGGATGCCGCCCGTCACTGAGGCGCTGCCTCGGTTTGCCTGCACGGATTGGTGGGAGAAAATCCAGGCGGGCGAAACGCCGATGGCATCCGTCCCGCTGAATGAGAAGCGGGCGGCCAAGGCTCTAGCGTTCTTCAATCGATTGCGGTTGCCGGATGTCGCCGGCAACCCGCCGCTCTCGGAAGCCTGCGGGGAGTGGTTCCGCGATATCCTTTGCGCGTTTCTGGCCAGTGAGGACCCGGAAACGAAACGGCGGCTCGTTTGGGAGCTGCTATGCATGGTCCCGAAGAAAAATTCGAAGACCACCTACGTTGCGGCACTCGGCCTGACGGCGCTGTTCATGGAGGACGCACCAAACCGGCAAATGCTGCTGGTGGCGCCGAGCCAGAACATCTCGGAGCGCTGCTTCGACCAGGCGCAGGGCATGATCCGGCTCGATCCGCGCCTGAAGGCGATCTTCAAGGTTCAGGATCACCTGAAGTGCATCGAGCGCCGGAAGACCGGCACGAAGCTCGACGTGAAGACCTTCGATACATCGATCGTCACGGGTGAAATCCCGGTCCTGACCATCATCGACGAGCTTCACGAGCTCGGAAAGAAGGCCAAGGCCGCAGCGGTGATGCAGCAGATCCGCGGCGGCGGCATCACGATGCAGGGTGGTCAGGTTCTGATGATCACCACACAATCCGACGAGCAGCCGGCGGGGATTTGGAAGACTGAGTTGGCGAAGGCGCGGGCGATCCGCGACGGCCGCGGCGGCGATGCCCCGATCATGTTGCCTGTGCTGTACGAGTTTCCGCCTGAGTTACAGCGGAATCAGGAATACTGGCGCGATCAAAAGCACTGGCCGTTGCTGTTGCCGAACCTCGGTAAGTCGATCGACTTTCAAAAGCTGGTCGACGACTACCAGAACAACGGTCGCGCCACTGACGAAGCCGAGCAAATCTGGACCTCTCAGCATCTCAATATCGAGATCGGCGTAGGTCTTGGCGACGAGCGCTGGCGCGCAGCGGATATGTGGGAAGGCGCAGCGGACGAGAGACTCGCGGACCTCGACGAACTTCTAAGACGGTCGGAGGTCGTGACCTTCGGCGGTGACGGCGGCGGGTTGGACGATCTGCTCGCTGTTGCGGTGATCGGTCGCGAGAAAGAAACCCGTCACTGGTTGTGCTGGTCGCACGCATGGGTGAACCGGAAGGTTCTCGATACCCGCAAAGAGATCGCGTCGACGCTTCGTAGTTTCGAAGACGAGAAGTCGCTCACGATCTGCGATGTACCCGATGACATGGTGGGCCTCGGGGATGTGTTCGAGAAAGTGCTGAAGAGCGGTTTGCTGCCCGAGAAGGATGCGGTCGGGCTCGACCCTAACAACGTCGCGGCGCTGATCGAAGAGCTGACCAAGCGCGGCATGACGGACGACATGCTGCGGCGGTTGCTTCAGGGGCCGGCGCTGTCTCCCGCTTGGTGGGGCATCGAACGGAAGCTCGCCGACGGGACGTTCTTTCACTCCGGCACGGCGCTGATGAATTGGTGCGTCGGTAACGCCAAGGTCGAGCCGCGGGGCAACGCGATCATGATCACGAAGCAGTTGGCCGGCCGCGCGAAGATCGATCCCGTTGTGGCGATGGGTGAGGCGGCGATTTTGATGAGCTGGAATCCGGTCGCCTTAGGCCACTCCATCTACGAAACACGTGGCGCGTTGGTGCTGTAACTGATGGCCCTCTGGTCCGGATGGTTCAGTCGACAGCCGGCACAGCCGCGCACCGCAGTGCAAGATGGTGGCGGCGGCGTCATTATCCAAACGCCTGATCAACTCGCAGATTATTTGCGCGCAGGCGACACGACAAAATCAGGCGTTCAGGTCACGCCGAACAAGGCGATGCAAGTCGCCGCAGTCTATGCCTGCGTTCGGATCATCTCATCGAGCGTTGCAACGCTACCGCTCGACATCAAGCGGCGCGTCGATGCGAAGAACCGCGAGGATGCGTCCGATACTGTTTTGTGGAGTGTCATCCGTCGCAAGCCGAACCGTTGGCAAAAGCCGGCGCAGTTTCGCCGGATGCTTCAGGCCCATGTGCTGCTGCGCGGCAACGCCTACTGCTTGATCGTCCGGTCGCGTGGCGAAGTACGCGAGTTGATCCCGCTCCATCCTGGTCGGATGGAGGTAAAGCAGCAGGACGATCTAACGCTCGTCTATGAGTACCAGCGCAAGAACGGCAGCAAGGAAACCTTCAAGCAGTCTGAGATTTTCCACCTCTTCGGCCTAACCCTCGACGGCATCAAGGGTGTCACGCCGATCACATATGCGCGGGAGACAATCGGCCTCTCGCTTGCGATGGAAGATCATGGCGCGTCGACGTTCAAGAACGGGCTGCGCGTCGGCGGCGTTCTCGAACACCCGCAGAAACTTGGTCAGGAATCGCGCAACAATCTGAAGGCAAGCCTCGACGAGTACCGTGCCGGCGGTGAAAGCGAAGGTCGTTTCCTGATTTTAGAGGAAGGCATGAAGCCTTCCGAGTTGGCGATGACGGCGCAAGATGCGCAGTGGCTCGAAGCTCGGAAGTTCTCGCGTACCGATATCTGCATGTTCTTCGGTGTTCCGCCGTTCATGGTCGGCGATACCGAAAAGTCGACGAGCTGGGGCTCGGGCATCGAACAGCAGAAGGATGGTTACGTCACCTTCACGCTCGATGATCATCTCGTCATGTGGGAAGAGGCGATCACCTCGGACCTGACGACAGACGAAAAGATTTACGCGCGCTTCAATCGTAACGCGCTGGTCAAAGGCAACATCAACGACCGTTGGAATTCGTATGTGAAGGCCCTGCAATGGGGCGTTCGCTCTCCAAACGAAATTAGAGCGCTGGAAGACGACAACCCGCGCGATGGCGGCGACATCTACTACCCGCCGCCTAACACGGCCGGCGGCGATCAGGAAGCCGAAGACTCCAGCAAGCCGAAAAAGGAAACGGACGAATGAGCATTCGCAAGATGCCAGAAGCGAAGACGTTCCAGCGTCCGCAGAATTTTCAATGGGATGCCCCGTCAGATGTTCTGGCGAAATGGTCGGAACGTCCGCTTGCGGCCGAGGCAGACGATCCGAATACCATCGTGATCTTCGACGTGATCGGCGAAGACTTCTGGAGCGGCGGCGGTTTCACCGCGAAGCGGATGGCTGCGGCGCTACGTTCGATCGGCAACGAAGATGTGACCGTCAAGATCAATTCGCCCGGCGGGGATATGTTCGAGGGCATCGCAATCTACAACCTTCTTCGCGAGCATCCCGCCAAGGTGACGGTCGAAGTCATGGGTTGGGCGGCATCAGCCGCGTCCATCATCGCGATGGCCGGCGACGACATCCGTATGGGCCTTGGCACATTCATGATGGTGCACAATGCCTGGGGCATGGTTATCGGCAATCGGCACGACATGCGCGATGCGGCGGACCTATTCGATGGGTTCGACGCTGCCATTGTCGATATCTACGAGGCGCGTGCCAAGCTCGACCGCAGATCCATCGAAAAACTGATGGACGCGGAGACTTTCATGGGTCCGAGCGAAGCGGTTGAGAAGGGCTTCGCGGATTCCGTCTCCGACGACATCAAGGCCGAAGAGGCCAAGAACAAATCGACTGCGGTTGCCGCCCGCAATCGCGTCGAAACAATTCTGGCGAGAGCAGGCGTGCCGCGTTCCGAGCGGCGCAAAATGCTTCGCGAGGTAGCCGGCACGCCTGGCGCTGCCGGAACGATCATGCCCAGCGCTGATCTTAACCCAGCTTCCGTTCGGGAGCTGATCGACATCCTCAAAACCTGAGAGACGACATGAAACACGTTGCTCCGGCCGGCGTTTCGCGCGCTGCGCTGCTTACCGCTGCGCCTGCGTTGAACGCGCGCGCCCGCGGTCTCTACGGCGTTCGCGCCGATGCGTCGAATGCCGAAAAGATTCTCAACGAGCTGAAGTCGACGTTCGAAACCTTCAAGGCCGAACGAAAGACCGAACTCGACGGCATCAAGGCGAAGTTCGATGACGTTGTGCAGAAGGAGAAGGTTGATCGCATCAACGATGAGATCACCAAGCTTCAGACGGCACTCGATGAAACCAATGCGCTGCTCGCCGCGGTCCGCGTCGGCGGCGGCGAAGACGGTAAGGGCCTGACCGACGACGAGAAGGCCCACAAGAAGGGCTTTTCGAACTACTTCCGTAAGGGCGTGGAAGCCGGTCTGCGCGACCTCGAAGTGAAGGCGGCAGCGACGACCGACAACGATCCGAACGGCGGCTACTTGGTCGACAAGCAGACCGAGCAGACCATCGATCGTGTTCTCGGCACGGTTTCGGCCATCCGCAGCATTGCTGCGAACATCACCATCTCGGCCGGCGTCTACGAAAAGCTCGTCAGTCAGGGTGGCGCGACTGGCGGCTGGGTCGGCGAGAAGCAGGCACGTCCGGAAACCAACACGCCGACTTTGGCGGCGCTGAAGTTCCCGGCGATGGAGCTCTACGCCAATCCTGCGGCGACTCAGACCATGCTCGATGATGCTCGCATCGACATCGGCCAGTGGCTCGGTGATGAAGTCTCGATCACCTTTGCCGAGAAGGAAGGTCTCGCTTTCTACTCCGGCGACGGTGTCAACCAGCCGCGTGGCATCGCGAGCTACACGATGGTCGCCGATGCCTCTTACACTTGGGGCAAGGTTGGCTTCGTGACGTCCGGTGTCTCGAACGCACTGAACGACGCCACGCATGCGGGCGACCAATCGCTCACTGATCTCGTCTATGCGATCAAGCAGGGCTACCGCACAAACGCGCGGTTCCTGATGAACCGCAAGACGCAGGCGGCGGTG